GTGCTCCAAAGATGCAGGGTCTTTTCTAGAGACCGCGTGTGTCTTCACGCGTTGTGGAGTGACATCGATGCCATTGTATGCATCGACGCCGCAAGACTCGCGAAACTTACCTTTTGAGAAGCATTTGTCCTGATTGAACATAAGTCCAAATTCGGGAAATGCCGTCATTAGGTGCGCTACGTAGGACGAATCGACAATCAAGTCGTCTCCATACACGTAGACCTTCTTCGCTATCGCCTTGATTTTACTCCCAGTTGCTACATGTATTGCAGCAACTGCAAGTGCGAAGTGTACAGCGGACATGACGGGGAAACAGAGTGCCGACCCCATGGATGCGTACTTATTCTTGCGAATAATGCGCCCATCGGGTAGACGTACTCTATCCGTCGTACATGCCTGCAAGGCCCGGAGCAGGGGAGGACATTCGTCAAATAAAGCCTCGACGAGTGCCATTCCAATCCTGTCTGAGGCATCTTTCATGTCTAAGGTGGCGAATTTGCCATCTTTTGACGAAGAAAGTGCCAATCTCCCGTTAATCGTTTGGTCAGTAAAGTTCACATGACCACGTGTTAGCGGATGATGTTCCAGCTGATCCATCATGGATCGGCCCAACCCCTGTTGGAACCACATGTATTCATGCGGTTCGGTGCAAATAATTCGAGGTCCGCGGGAGTCTTTTGGGACAACCGTGAGTTTCGAAATACCGCACAATTGGACAGGAAGTTGTTTGTACACTTGGAGCTGCCTGATGAGACTTCTCGCATTCGTATAGAAATACTGCGAATACGGGTACACGGTGTGAAGATTCATGTATTTTACATGGGGTTCATACCGTTTCGAGGTGTGCGTTTTACACGCAGTTACTCCAGGTCCAGGCCTAGGGACTATGTCCCTTGGGTCCAGATCCTGGAATAACCGCTTCATTATTTTCGAAGCTGTGTAAGCCACGATATAACGGTGATGATCAAACGGGTTAACTTCACCCACTTGTTCATCGGTTCGCACGAATCCTCGAATAACCTCATCGATAAGCTCCTGTGGATAGTCACCTTCTAGCTTATAAAACATAAAAGCTATTTGGCGAATGATGCGAATTGCATCAGTGTCAGGACTATCCAGTAATGTCCCATTTAGAGCGAAAACTTTTCGCGTCAACCCGTTCAAAAAGGACGGGAGAGCGGCCCTTGGCTTCTTAGCAAAAGAAGCGATAGGTAGGAACTTCCCTTCACGGAGAGCGCTATCAAAGTGCTTTCCAAATTTGGGAAGAGTTTTCGTAGCAAAACCTAGACCTTCGGCCCCAATGCGATTACATATGCAAAGGGCGTCGAGTTTTTGGTCGCGCATACTAACCTGGAACTGATTTCCGGCATCTTTTATCAATGCCGTTAGTGATTTGACTATTAGGTCGTTCGGCTTTATGGTCACGCAATTCATCGCGATACCTCCGCCCACACGAGCTAAGTCAACACCGTCACGTACCTGAAAGGCAACCCCCCGCCATTACGGCGGGGGGCTAGAAGTGCTCAGCTTGCGCCGAGCAGTATCTGTGCCAGATAGGTATCGACCGAAAGCATACCAGACAGTTGCTCAGCCATGTCAAAAATGACCTGGTCAGCAACATCTTTATGTCTGGTCACGACGAAGTGAACTGATACCGGTTTAAATTCACCAGTAACAGGATCTTCGACGTTCTTCGACAGCTGTACAAGATGTCGATTGAGCTTCGAGGGCGAGCCGATATCAATTGTGTTTTTTACAACCAATTGATGCGCTAAAGCGCTTTCGGCCGCTGTTTCTCGTCTAATGGAGTCATAGCCAGACCTGAAAGTCAGGTCGAAGTCATGATCTCCGTTAATATCGGCGAGTGTGATGGTATTTGCTAACATGTGTGGGAACCTCTTAGGATTGTTTTCGGCACTATTGCCGGCCCGTTAGGGCTATTAATATACAAGTTGCGCGCGTAACAACGCACCGGCCAATACCAATTGCCGGCTCGACATTGAATCGAACGCAGGGAGGGCATACCCCATATCGGGGGTGCCCGGAGTACGTTGATAGCGGACCCGTTTCCAGGTCCAGACGGGAGTTTCATAATCCTTCCCGTATACAGGATCGTACAATGCCAAGGACGTAGCTGCTGTCCAAGGGTATGCTGGTCTCCACAGTGTTCCACTCGATTCTGAGTGCGACCTGCGGTAACTATTTGTAACACTAGATTTTATAGTGTCACAGTAGTCATGGACCTTAACGATCACTCGGGGGTCTTTGTCAAACTGGTCGAAGAACTTTTGCAAGTTAACGATCCAGTCAATGGCAAATGACCAAGGTATGGCTTCCCATACGATACCCGCCGAAAGGCGGACCCCACCAACACGCATGACTGCCTCCCACAATGGGGGGCGATCATACTGATAAGACATCTTACATGTGGCGTAATACATTGACAGACGTTCCATCAATATATGACCACCACCGTACTCTGTCTCATCAGAATCGCTGCTAAGTACTTCCTTATAATGATAGGATTGTACTTCCTTACCACTCTCGATGAAGGCGTCTATGAGCTTATCTAGCTCAATACACATTAACATCACCTGAGTGAGGTCATTAACTAGTGGCTTAAAGCCAAAGTTATAGGCCAAAAGGAGCTGCGATATCAGCTTACTGGGATCATTGATGACACGATTTTCCACCGCGTGTTTAAAAACACGGTGAAGCTTATAGACCGACATTGCAAGTCTCGGGAAATCCCGAAATTCGTATATCGATACAATAAGTTTCGCGCCGTCGTTAATCTCAGGATACATTGCCGCCCATGCCCTACGCCTCATTTCACTGGTAACCTCAAGAATATCAGGTTCCAGTAAAGGCATAATGGGTTTGTCGATACCACACCACGTGGTGTTGTACCAGCGATCAATGTAGAACCACGATCTAGCGTAATGATGCCGAGCCCTTACGGGATCGACATCGAGACGATCGTACACGTGTAGACACGGATTGAATTTCGCCGCGTCATTCTCGTACTCGATCGTGCCTGCGTTTGCTTTTATCGTCTTAGTTACAGGCGATGCAATCGCGTAGGCTTGCACTAGTGACCTGAGGTCGTCATAATTCGGGTGGATCTCATTAGTTTGAGAACTGCCCAAGACGGTGCTCCCAGGGTACTCGTAGTCAGCTGAAAAACGTGTTTTCTGCATATATCAACCTCCAGGTTAGTATGCCGTGTTACCCCACTATGG